GGCGCTGGCACCCCCGAGAAATCGCAAGTTTTCAACCCGATTTCAGATTCGCAATATTACGTATATTTGCATATAGGATATGACAGACAGCACAAATAACGCCATTTCGATACGTGAATACGCCCGCCGCAAAGGGTGTTCCGACATGAATGTAAGGCAGGCTATTAAGGCGGGGAAGATCGTTCAGGGTGTCGTTACGAATGAAGCCGGGAAACCTAAGATCGTCCCTGAAATTGCTGACCGGGAATGGGCTGCAAACTTCGCGCCTGAGAAGATACAGAACGCGAAGCTAGCCGCATCGCTTGGCGTCCCGCTGCCTGACAGTACAGCATCAGTAACCGGAGACGATAGCGACCCGGATAGTACTGCTTTGCCGGATGCCACCGACAATATGACCATGGCGCAGGCTCAGCGGGTGGAGTGGGTGTACAAAGCTAAGCTGCGCAAGATCGAATATGAAAAGGCGGCGGGTTCCCTTGTTGAGATGGAAACCGTTTATAGAAACCTGTTTGCGTACGGTAAGGAGGTGGGGGCCGCTATAATGGCTATACCCGATAGGGAAATAGATTTGATTTTGGCGGCACCCAATCGCAACGCGGCGCACAAACATCTATACGACGCGTTGGCGAACGCCCTTGAAAAGCTGGCGGAGATTGAAACGCGCGATTTCACAAAATAATTCTTCAGAAAAATTTGGTTATGTAAAAACGCATACGTAACTTTGGCTAATCAAACAAAAACAAACAAGCCATGAAAACAAAAAACATTATATTTGCAGTAGGTGTTGCGCTTATCGCGGTTTCACTGATCACTACTAATGCATTGTATGCAGTTGGCGCGCTCGCAATCGCTGGCGTATGGGGTGCCCGCGAAGTTGCTAAAGGCCGTCAGCTGTCATAAGCCGCTGTTTGTTTTGTTCCCTGAAGGAGCCGGGCGGCCTTGATTGGCCCGCCTGCCTCCAAAGGGTCATACAGCAAATAAATTATTGCCGTTTACAGTTTTGGGGCTGGCCTGTTGTCGCAGGTGCCGATATTGGAAAACCGTTTGACTGTACGTAATAAGGATAACCACGGTGGCGCGGATCGAGGCCGCGGACGGCGCAAATTTTTCATGAGGTATATAGAAGGAAAAATTTACGGATTCTCGCTTGACGGGTGGCGACCCGTAATAACAGGGCGTTAACGCGCCCTGTTTTTTAACTGAGAACAACACATTTACATATGAAATCAATTAACAAAGTAATTTTAGTTGGCCGGTTGGGCAAAGACCCTGAAGGTAGGACGTTTGACGGTGGCAACGTGCGTTCCGCCTTTTCTGTCGCTACGTCCAAATCGTACAAGCGTAAGGGGGACGATCAATGGGTAGAGGAAACGCAGTGGCACAACATTATTGTGTGGGGGAAATCAGCGGAATACGCGAATAATCACTTAAAAAAGGGTGACGTAGTGCATGTGGAGGGCGAAATTACCCATCGTTCGTATGTGGATAGCAGTGATATTACGCGTTACGTTACGGAGGTTGTTGCATCCAATGTAAGTATTTTTGAGCGCTATAAAAATAATGCGGAAAGCCAACAACAACAACAAAGCACCAATAACGCCCCGGCTACTGGCGGGGCTGACATTCCTGACGACCTGCCATTTTAACGGTGATTGATAGGGTAATTGATAAGGAAGTAATTAAGGGGTTTCTTGATGGGTTACGGCCGCTGCCGCGCCTCACTGTAAGCCAGTGGAGCGACGAACACCGGTATCTATCCCCACAGGGCGCGGCAGAACCGGGTAGATACCGGACTGACCGCGCCCCTTATTTGCGCGAAATAATGGACAATCTTAGCGCCCTTAGTCCGGTGCAGAAAACGATTGTTATGAAAGGCGCACAGCTGGGATTTACGGAGGCCGGTAATAATTGGGTGGGTTATGTCATCGACATTGCCCCGGCCGCCACAATGATGGTGCAGCCTACAGAGGACACCGTAAAACGTAATTCAAAGGTGCGCATTAATCCGATGATTGAGGCCACGCCGCGGTTGCGTGAGAAAATGGGGGCGCAGAAATCAAAGGACGCAAGCCAGACAAACTATTATAAGGAATTTCCGGGCGGCGTTCTGGTTATGACGTGGGCCACCAGCGCAACCGGCCTGCGCTCTATCCCGATTAAAAACCTGTTTCTTGACGAGGTGGACGGCTACCCGCTTGATATTGAAGGGGAGGGGTCGCCCATTGAGCTGGCCCGCGCCCGTAGCCGAACATTCCCAACAAAAAAGGAATTCATGATTTCCACCCCCACGGTGGAAGGTCAAAGCGTTATTGAAAGCGAGTTTTTACAGACGGATCAGCGCTATTATTTTGTGCCCTGTCCGCATTGTGGGGAACACCAAACGCTGAAGTTTGAAAACCTGAAGTGGGAAAAGGGGAAGCCCGAAACGGTGCTTTATTTTTGCGAGCACTGCGGCACGGGTATAGAGGAACACCACAAAGTTTTTATGCTGGAAAATGGGGAATGGAGGGCCACGCAGCCTGATAATTCAGCGCCCCACATTGCCGGTTACCATATTAATTCACTTTATGCGCCGTATGGCTGGTATAGGTGGCACGAAATCGCCCGCGATTGGGAGAAAGCCCAAGGCGATACGCCAAAGCTGAAGGCGTTCACAAACACTGTTTTAGGTGAAACGTGGAAGCAAACCGGGGAGGCTCCACCATGGGAAAACCTGTACAACCGCCGTGAAGCGTACCCGATCAACAGGCCACAAAGGGACGTGGCATTTCTTACGGCTGGGGTGGATATTCAGCGCGACCGTATAGAAATTGAAATTGTTGGATGGTGTAAGGGTAAAAAATCTTACTCAGTTGATTACCGTGTGCTGGTTGGTGACACATCAAAAACAGAGGTGTGGGACGCGCTGGCGGAGATTGTTGACGAACAATGGGAGCGGGAGGACGGCGGAATAATGCCGCTTGCAATGATGGCGGTTGATACTGGCTATAACACGTCTGAGGTGTACGCGTTCTGTCGCCGATTCGATACTACGAAGGTAATCCCGGTGAAGGGCGTTGATAAAAACCGTCTGATTATCGCAGCGCCGCGGGCGGTAGATACAACGAAGGACGGGAAGGCTACCGGTAAGGTGAAGGTTTGGCCGGTTGGCGTTTCTGTGGTCAAGGAAGAGTTGTACGGCTGGTTGCGCCTCAATCAAAATGAGGATGGTACGTTTCCGAACGGGTTTTGTCACTTTCCGCAGTATGACCAGCACCATTTTAAGAGCCTGACAGCTGAAAAGTTGGAATTTAAAACCTCGCGCGGTTTCCGCGTGTATCAGTGGGTAAAAAAATACGAGCGTAATGAGCGGTTAGACTGCCGTGTTTACGCCCGTGCTGCGGCTGCCGTTATGGGCTTGGATAGACGACCGCCTGAATGGTTTGATGAGTTGATAGCTCAATATGAGCCAAAGCCAGAAGGAGTGCCTAAAACGCCTGAAAAACAGGTAAGAAGGTCAAGTTATTGGGATAGGAACCGATAATTTCGTGATTTATTCGTATATTTGACAATATTTTACACTTATGGCCGGTTCTACATTTACATTAGAGCAGTTGCGCGTATTAGAAGCGGCAATTGCAAGCGGCACGCTTGAAGTTGATTACGGCGACAAGCGCGTAATTTACAAAACGCTTGCGGAAATGCTGCAAGTGCGCGACCTGATACGTAATGAATTAGGTTTGAACAATAAAAACAGGGGCCGCCGCTATGCCGCGTTTAGCAAGGGTCTTAATTCCTGCGGCGATACCCGAAAATACACTGACGATATATGAATTTACTTGATAAGGCGATTTCATTTATCAGCCCTAAAGCTGCATTTGAGCGCGCAAAGTATCGTAAAGCCCTTGGCGTCGTCCGTTCGTATGATGCTGCTGCGTCCGGCCGCCGTACTGATGGTTGGAATGCTCACGCAACGAGCGCAAACCAAGAAACGTTATTGAGCCTGCCAAGATTACGCGCTCGCTCCCGCGAATTGGTGCGCAATAACCCGTATGCAAAGCGCGCTATACAGAACATCACAACTAACACGGTAGGTACTGGTATTCGGCCAACGCCTGATACCAAAAAAGCCACGCTGAAAAAGAAAATCCGCGATCAGTGGAAGGCGTGGGCAGAAAGTACGGACTGTGATTATGCCGGGGAAATGAATTTCTACGGCATTCAACGCATGGTTATGCGTTCCGCTACTGAAAGCGGTGAATGTTTGGTGAGGCTGTACAGGAACACAAACAAAAACACCATCCCGGTTCAGTTGCAGGTGTTGGAGGCGGATTTTATTGATAGCTCAAAAGACGAGCGCAACCCGCCCGGTCAGCCATTCACGCTTCAGGGTGTCAAGTTTGATGCCCGCGGTAAAAAGCTGGGGT